AGAGAGCTCAACAAGCAGTTGCACGTGGTATTACACAAGCATACGCACCTATTGCAACATCTTTAGAGCAACAAGAAAGAAATAGACAATTACAAGCTGCACAAACTTTATCTCCATTGCAAGAGCAAATGGACTTACGTCAAACATCAGGTATTGCATCGTTAGGTGGTGTCGGAGCTGCTTACGAAAATTTAGCACAAAGACAATTACAAGATCAGATTGCAAGATTTCAATTTGGTCAACAAGCACCAATACAAGCACTACAAAATTATGCAGGTCTTATTACACCTATTGCAAGTGGTTTACCTGTAACAACTGCATCAGTGCCTGGCGTAAGTCCTCTACAAGGTGCGTTTGGTGGAGCAGTTGCTGGTTCAGCTTTAGGTGGTCCAGGAGCTTTAATAGGTGCAGGTTTAGGCGGATTAGGATTTTTAAGTTAGGATATTTATGGCACATAATTTTTTTCATAATGTAACAGGGTTATTGCAAAATCCTATACAGTCTTATCAAAATGCAAGACAACCAGGTGGTTTATTAGCTCCTGTAACAAGCATGAATCAATTTTTGGGTGATCCTAGAGTAAATGTTGGTTTAGCAATAGCTTCAGGTAACCCAATAGGTGATGCTCTATTACAATCAGCACAAATACAAGAGGCATTAGCACCAGAAGCGGAAGAGGAAACTTTTTCTATTTTGACAGAATTAGAAAAAAGAACTTTTGGTTTAGATCCAAACAAAACATATCAAAAAAGCAATACATCTGGAAAAGTATCACAAGTAGGAACTGCACCAGCTGTAAATATTGAGGGTGACAAACCAGGAGAAACTAAAGAGCAAGAAGAAATAGGAAAATATTTTGGTGAAAGTTTTACAGAAATTGTTAAATCTGGTGATACATCTTTTAAAAATTTGCAAGATATTGATACTTTAGAAATGCTTTTGGAAAATACAGATTTTAATACAGGTAGTTTTGGTGAATTAAGAACAACCGCAGAAAAAATAGGTAGTGAGTTTGGTTTAGAATTAGACGTTCAAAATGTTCCAGCGGCAGAGGCTTTTAGAAGTTTATCTGGTAAAATTGTTTTAGGTAATTTACAATTTACAAAAGGTGCTGTATCAGATAGGGAAATGAGCTTTTTTGGTTCTATTTCACCTGGATTACTTATGTCTAAAGATGGAAATGCACTTGTTTTAGATATTGCAAAAAGAAAAGCAAAACTAGAAATTGCTTATAAAAATGAAGCAGTAAAATGGTATGAAGATAACGGAGGTTTAAGTCAAAAATCCAAAGACGGAACCTCATGGACAGAATTTACTAATAATTTCCACGAAAACAATCCACTATTTAGTGATGAAGACAGAGAAGTAATCAAAAATTTATCGGACACTATAGATCCACAATTTGCAGGTAATGACGTAATTGAATTAAATGGTAAAAATTATATTAAAGTGGGTCAGGATTATTACGAATTATGACAAAAATTACAGATCAAAAATTAATTAAAGATTTAGAAAAAAAATCAGGTAATGAGTTACCTGAAACACTAAATAAAGTAAAAGATCCTGACTTAGTAAATGCTTTAGATCAAAAGTTTGAACAGGGTTCACCCTCTTACCTTAACAAAGCATACACTGCTATTAGTGACTTTTTTAGCGGAACTAAAAGAACTGAGTATGCAGAGTTGCCTGAAATAGGTAGTTACAAAGGTGAGGGTGAATTTAAAATTGCTTTAGGTCTTAACATTACACCAGACATGAAAGCTCAAGCAGAAATTATACAAGCACAAGTACCAGGAACAAAAATTTTTAAAGATAAATTTAACAACCCCATAGTTACTATGCCTGATGGTAAATCTTTTTATTTAAACAAGCCTGGTGCTAGTCCTCAAGATTTTATACAAACCACTTCACAAATTCTACAATACATTCCAGGTCAAAGCTACGTTGCAAAAAAATTAGGTCAAAGCTACTTAAAAAGAACGATTGCATCTGGAGCAGCAGGAGGTTCTACCTCTATCGCACAAGATTTAGCAGCCATGAGTTTAGGTGCTGAAAATATAAATGCAACAAAAGCTGCAATATCAACAGCAACTCCTATAGTATTTGAAGGTGCAATAAATCCTTTAGTGGGGCTTACTTTTCGTAAGTTGTTTGGTAACCCTAAATATACAGAAATAGTGGAGGGTAAAATTCAACTTAACAAAAAAGGAAAAAAAGCAGCAGAAGCCGCTGGTTTAGATGTTGATAATTTAAGTGAAAGTTACATTCAACAATTTGCAAAAGAATTATCTTCAGGCGTAGATGAAACTTTAGCTTCAGTACAAGCAGGTGCAGGTCAATTTGGTTTTCGTCTTTCTGTTGGTCAAGCAAGTCAGAACGCAGAAAGTATTGCAATTTTACATGAGGCAAAAAAAGGAGCTTTTGGAAGAAAAGCACAGGAAGAGGCAATAGATTTCTTTACTAAACAAGGCATAGATGTTGAAACAAGTGCAAAATCACTTATGTCACAGTTCAACAAAGGTCAACTAGATGAAATGACTTTGAACGATGCAGGAGAGCAAATAGTCAAAGGTTTAAACACTATATACAAAAAGAAATCTGATGAAATAACATCTGCATATAATACAATAGACAAAGATGCTGTCTTTAACGGTCAAGAGAGCAATGTTAAAAATTTAACAAAAAGCATAGACGATGTTTTTAGTAGTGGCAAATTTTTGTTAGATACAGATTTAACACCAGCATCTATAAAAGCAAATAAGGTTGTAAATGATTTTGTTACAAAAATATCAAATAGTAAAAAAGCAAAGGTAAATGATCTAACTATTAATAATTTTGAAGTTGTAAGAAGAAAATTAAGTAATTTTATTGGTTCTGCTAGCACGAAAACTGATAGAGCTTCATCAATAGCAATAAAAAAAGAATTTGATAAATTCTATGATGATGCACTAGATAACGCTTTGTTTGGTTCTGGCGATGATCCCTCTATAATTAACAGTTTGAAAAATGCTAGATATTTGTTTCAAAGAAGAGAAAAATTGTTTGGCGATCAAACTTTTGTAAAAGATGGTTTTACAATAAAAGACCGTACAACAAAAATAATTAATACAATATTACATGACGCAGATGTGACACCTGACAAAACTATAGATTATATTTTTGGATCAGGTGTTTTAGGTTTAAAAGATACAAGTTTAGGCGTGGTAAAAAGACTTAAAACAATATTTGCAATCGACAAAGGTAATTTAGGTCAACAGGCTGCAAAAAGTAAAGATTTTCAAGCATTAAGAACAGCAGCTTTTAACAAAATTATTAGAGACTCTATTAAAAATGGTCAATTTGTTGCTAAAAAATTTCACGATCAATACAAAAACATAATGAACAAAAATTCTGCAATTATGAAAGAGTTGTTTGACCAAAATGAACTTAATTTAATAGACGATTTTACTGATGAGGTTGCAAAAACATTTAAAAACACAGATTTAGTAAATTTTTCAAATACTGCATCTGGTTTAAACAGGTTGATGCAACAATTTGGTAGAGGTTTAATAGGCATTGTAGGATTTAAAATAGCAAACATACAAGGTCTTTTAGCTGCTAGGGGATTATTTGATAGAACAAAGGACGTTTATCATCAAAAAACTGCACAAAAATTACTTGAAACAGAATTAAGACCAGCTTTTTATCAAATACCATACCCAAAAGCTACAGCAACAGAAACAGCAATCATAAATGAGCCTTTAGGTGGTATGTCTTTTGAGGCAGCTAAACCACCGCAAGGTTTAATACCAAATAATTAGGAGAATATATGGCAGGAACAGGCGTAGGTAAATATAGCACAACCGCAGGTAATAATACTGACACGCAATCTGTAAACTTTTCTGAAGGTATGGCTCCTTCTAATGTAAACAATGCAGCACGTGAGACTATGGCTAATGTTAGAGCTATGTATAACCAAATCGGTGAAGGGTTCTATGAGTTTGGTGATGGTGATGGTGTTTACACAGTAGCACGCTCTGATTCTGACACGATTACTATTACAGCTACAAGCACAGACTTAACAGGCACATACTATGCTGGTAGAGCTATTCGCATTACAGATAGTGCTGGCAACGTAACAGAAGGTACGATTACATCTTCGGCATTTTCTAACCCAACCAATACTATTAATGTCTCACAGACTATTGCAGGTACTGGCACACCTTTGAAAATAGAACTAGGCATACAAGGTTCATCATCTGAGTTAGTTGTTGATGGAGACAACGACACTAAAATACAAGTAGAAGAAGGTTCTGATGATGACACAATAAGATTTGATACTGGCGGCACAGAGAGACTACAGGTCTCATCAGCAGGGGCTTTTGCCTTGCAGAGTGGTGGCGGTTCATTTATACATTCAAACACAATATCTAATACATTTACTTTGACCAGTCAGAATATGTTTATGGTCGGTCCAGTAAGTGTAACAGGAGTTATTACAGTAGGCTCAAATTCTACTGTTGTCGTAATATAAGGAGAAACAAATGACAGGAATACAAATAGACGGAGTCAATAACAAGATTGACTTTGATGATGATGCAGATACCAGTATATCGTCAGCTACAGATGATACATTAGTATTTGAGGTTGCTGGTGCAACTGATTTTACTATGACAGCAAACAAGTTTGAAGTTGCTTCAGGTTCTACTATAGATATGAATGGACAAGAATTAATATTGGACGCAGACGGAGATACATCAATTACTGCGGACACAGATGACCAGATAGATTTTAAATGTGCTGGCTTAGACACAATTCAGATGAATAAATTTGGTCAAATAAAACACACAAGAGATAGTGCTACTACTTTTGGTGGCTCTACTTCATTTATACACCAAAGAGGTACTATCGCATCTCCTAGTATTGTAAACTCAGGTGATACTATAGGTTTACTTCAGTCATCCGCTTATGATGGCACAGCATATCTTGATGGTCCTAGAATTTTATTTCAAGTAGATGGCACTCCTGGTGATGATGATATGCCAACTAGAATTGTTTTTCAAACTACAGCAGATGGCACAGCAGGAACACTTGGAGAGGTCATGCGTTTAAGAAATGACAGTGATGTTATATGCTGTTCAATAACAGGAAGTGCAACTACAAATACAACCACTGTATTAGACCTTGTTAAACCAGATGAAAGTGCGTCTTCTAGCACTAGAATGATTGGTTTTGACGTAGGCAGTCAAGGCAGAGGATTTATTTTAAATGGAACAAGTGATTCAGGTTCTCCTTCTTTTGGTGCTGGTTCTGATAGAAGATTAAAAAAGAATATAACAGCTTACACAGATGGATATAATAAAATTAAATCTATACCAGTTCAAATATGGGACGAAGAATTTACTGATGCAACTGGTGTTAAAGGTTGGATTGCTGATGAACTTGAAACAGTTTTTCCAGAAGCTGTGCAAGGTGAAGCTAACGCAACAAAAACTGTAACAAATGCGATAATAAGTGAATATGGAAATTGTTTAAAAGATAATATAAGTGAAGAAGAATTTAACGAACTTCAAGCAAAAGGAAAGTATGCAAACTGCACTTGGTCTGCATCAAAAGTTGTACCTTCTTTTCAAATGTCTTCGCCCTTACAGTTTTTTCCTGATGTAGTCCAAGCACTACAAGAGGCTATAGAAAAAATAGAGACTTTAGAAACAAAAGTAGCTGCATTGGAGGGTAACTAATGTTTACACTAGACAACAAAGAATATGACGAAACTAATATAAGTCCTAAAGCTAAAGAGGCTTTACAAGAAGTAGTGCGTGTATCTAAACATATGCAGGATCTAAAATTTGCCCAACAAGGCTATATTAATATATTAAAAGAAGAATTAAAGGAGACTAAAGATGAGTAGTGAAATTAAAGTAGACACTATTAGTGAAAATACCAGTGCAGGTGGTGTAGTCATAGATAGCGTAACATTAAAAGATGGTGGAGTAACTGGCACAGCAGCTATTGTAGCAGGTGGTGGCAATGGTCCAACATTAGGTTTTCAATTAAAAGATACTAGTGGTAATGCTCAACCTAGACTTACTAATGATGCAAACAATGATACTGTTATAAGACCTGGAGCAAGTGGTAGGGCAATTATGTTGGCTAATTATGCTAACAATGCTACTGCAATAAATGTAGATGATTCTGGTCATGTAACTATGGGACTACAACCATGTTTTAGAATAGGTAGTGGAACTCAAGCTAATATAGCCGTTAGTACAAACGTCACTGCAATTTTTGATAGTGAAGTTTTTGATATAGGAAGTAACTTTGCATCAAACACATTTACAGCTCCTGTTACAGGTAAATATTATCTAGGATTATTGATGAGACTTAATGCTGTAGATAGTGCCGCAAGTTATATTCAAATCGTGATTGTTGGATCAAATAGAAACACAACAGTATTCACTTTTCACAATGCTACTGAGCTTAGTGCTGACGCTGATAATGTAACTGTAAGTGGTTCTACTGTTTTAGATATGGATGCAAACGACACAGCATATGTAAGAATTAGAATACAGTCTGGTACTGCACAAACGGATGTAGATAGTGACGGAAGTTATTTTACAGGATATTTAATTGGCTAATGACGAAACAATCAACCTTAAAGGAGGTAACACATGGCTGAACATAAAAAAGAAGTAACATTGACAGATTTACAACAAACAATTCTGTCTAATGATTTATACAACGACACAGATAATGCTGGTCTAGATGATTGGATACAGAAAGCAGTTGATGGTAAAATCAACAACTGTTGGAAACGTATGCAACAAGAATGGACAACTAAATTGATGAATGATGATTCATTTACAGATTCGATTCCATCTAACCAAGCAGACTTTGTAGCATTAGTCACAGCTCGTTCTGATTACAAAAACAGAAAAGCTCGTGATGACGCAAGTGAAGCATAAGGAGTAACACATGAGTGAAATAAGAGTAGATACAATATCAGAAAAGACCAGTGGATCTGGTACGACTGTAAGTAATCTAAAGAATCCTAATCAACCATTTAGAAATAAAATAATTAATGGTGATATGCAAGTATCACAAAGAGGCACATCATTTTCTTTAACACCTTCTGCTATTTTTACCACAGATAGATTTCAATTAAATGTTGGTGCAGAAAGTGCAGGTAGATTGACAGCAACTCAAACAGCAGATGGACCTGGTGTATTTGGTTTAACAAAATGTTTAAAATTAGATTGCACCACAGCAGACACATCTATTGCTGCTGGTGAAGTTTTACAACTACAAACAAAAATTGAAGGACAGCACCTTCAAGAGTTTCATAAAGGAACGTCAGGTGCAAAAAAAATGACTGTAAGTTTTTATGTAAAAGGAGACCAAGCAGCTAAATATACTTTAAATTTATTTGATGCCGATAACACTAGAATGAATGGTCAAACATTTGATGTCACTACTTCTTGGACAAGAGTTACTCTAGTATATAATGCAGATACTACTGGAGCTTTTGATAATGACGCAAACAACAGTTTACAAATGATTTTTGTTTTACATGGCGGTACTACTTATAGCAGTGGCACTTTTGCTGAAAATACTTGGGCTTCTTACGCAAATGGTTTGCAAATAGGTGATAGCACTACTTCTTTTTTTGACAGCACAGACAGAGAATTTTTTATAACTGGGTTACAACTAGAAGTAGGAGAAACAGCCACAGACTTTGAACACTTACCTTTTGATGTTCAGTTACGAAGATGCAAAAGGTATTATTATCAATTGCCTGATACTCCAACAAGTTCTTATAGAGTTTTAGCAAGCTCATGGCTTATTAGTTCTACCCTTGCAAGTGCAGACCAAATGAACCCAGTTTCCATGAGAGCTGCACCAACAATTACTATAGTAGGAACACCCCTTATGACAGATAATACGACTAATGCATCTATAGCTGTTGGGTTGGGGGCTAATTACAGCACAACACAAAAAATTAATTATAATATTAGCACATCAAGTAGCGTATCTACTCAACCTGGTCATATACATAACAACAGTAATGCAGGCAACTACTTTCAAGTTTCAGCGGAGTTATAATTATGAATATTAAAAGTGTAAAAAAATTTAAAGAATGGGATGGTTTAAAATATGTTGATAACTCTTTTGGCGGTTACATTGTGATAGATACTAATAATCAAACAAGTGCAATACCCAATGACCCTGCAAACTCAGATTACCAAGAAGTTCTTAAATGGGTAGCAGATGGTAACACCATTGAGGCTGCTGACTAATGGAACAAGAAAACAGAGAAGCTATTATCCGTATAGAGGGTAAGCTAGAGCTTATGGATAGTAAGCTCACAACTCTGAAAGACAATCATTTATATCATATTGAAAGAGATATGAGACAATTGAGAACTCTTGTGTGGTTTATAGGAACTACTGTTTTCTTACAAATGTGTTACCTAATTATACGTACTTTGATGTAGTCTTGCACGTCTAGTGCAAATCAAGTACAAAATCAAGTATGTCTAATAAGTGTATACTTATAATATCAGATACTCATTCGCCATATCATCACCCTGACTTGATACCTTTTCTCAAGGCTATCAAAAAAAAATACAAACCAGATAGAATCGTACACATAGGCGATGAGACAGATAAACATGGACTAAATTTTCATGGACAAGACCCTGACTTGCCAAGTGCAGGCGATGAACTATACGAAGCTAGAGAAACGATACACGATATTGAAAAACTGTGGAGCAATGTAGACTTACTACATTCTAACCATGGCAGCCTTGCCTACAGAAGAGCTTTTAAAGCTGGCTTACCCAAAGCCTACATGAGAGACTACAACGAAGTCCTTGAAGTCGGCAAAGGATGGAAATGGCATAATGAGCTGACCATCAAATTACCAGATGGTAATGACGTACACTTTCATCATGGCAAATCTGCAAACATATTGGCTGTAGGACAGAAGCAAGGCACGTGTTATATCCAAGGTCATTTTCACACCAAGTTTAACATACAATATTGGGGTAACCCTAACAGCTTACTCTGGTGTATGCAGGTGGGCTGCTTGATAGACAAAGACGCATTGGCGTTTGCTTACGACAAAGTATTTAAAGACAGACCGATTATTGGTTGTGGTATCATCATCGACAGTCAACCGAAATTGTTACCAATGGTATTGAATAAAGGTGGAAGATGGAATAAAGTGTGTCCATGAAGACACTGGATAAGCAAGTAAAAGGCGATCACTACAAAAGATTTATTATACAACCAGCAGAATTTATTAACATCAACAATCTTCCGTATGCGGAAGGCAATGTTATCAAGTACGTTTGTAGGCACAAATACAAGGGTAAAAAAGAAGATATAGAAAAAGCTATACATTACTTGGAAATGATAATAGAAAGAGATTATGAATAACGTGGCACGCATGGAGATTCCAAACAGGATGAGATCCGTTAATGTACGTATGTCAATTGACGATATGCCTATCGTAGCAACTATGGATTACCTTATAAACGATAACGGTATTTTACCTGTAGCGGTATGGGTAAAGACAAAGAAATCAGAATCCACATTAGATAGAGAATTACGCAGTTCTGGCAAAGCAGTATCTTTACTGTTGCAGTATGGCTGTTCTCTGAAAGAAATATCAGAAACATTTACTAGAGATAGCATTATAGGATCTGTTGTTTGGTATCTTTTTAAAAACACAGAAGATATATTACAAGGCAATCAACCTGATAAGTTGCCAAAACTATCTACACAACCGTCAGGATATACAATAAAATGAACGAAGTAAAAGAACGCATAAAAGCACACGAAGGCTATAGATTATCTCCATATCATTGCACAGAGGGTCACTTAACTGGCGGATGGGGTCATAAGATACTAGATGGTGAAGATGTACCCACTACGCAAGAAGGTTGGTCAGAGCTATTTGACAAAGATTACGACAAAGCACACGAAGGTGCAAAGACATTAGTTTACGAACACCTAACTGGTACAGGGTTCTCAGAATTAGAA